TAATCCAAGTTGCCCGAAGGAAGTGCCAAGTGCCCCGGTCTGAGTTCCGAGTTGTCCGAACAATTGACCCACGCCCATCTGACGGCGTTGCTGCTGTTCAAATGCGTTCTGTGCTTGCTGTTGTGCAGTCTGATAGCCTTGGCTACGAAGTCCAGCAACTGTGCTTGCAATGTTGCGCTCAAACTGTTCGCGCATTGGATCAAGCGTTTGCTGCTCTGCACGACGACGACCTGCTTCTCCTGAAAAAGCCCCGCGAGAAACAGCACTAGCTGCTAATTGCTGTTCTGCCTGCGACCGTTGACGACCATATGCACGTTCTAAGTCTGAAAGTGTTGCGTCAACAACTTGTTGTTGGAAAGGATCCATATATGCTTGAGCCGAAGCAGGATCATATGCTTGAGCCGCACCGCCCAAGAACTCTTGTCCGCGACGGATAGCTGCAATCCCTTCTTGTTGAAAGGGCATTGCCATAGAAGCAGCGTCACGAGTTTCTTGTGCCGCTCTTTCTCCTGCGGTTCGAACCTCTCCCGCTGCTCTTCGCAGTGCCTCTTGTCCTGGTCTAATTTCCCCAGGGATTTGTCCTGCTAGTCGTTTCGTCTCGTCTATCGCACCTTCAACAGTCCTAATACCTCTGCCCAAGGCACGAGATCCACGCTCCAAGAAAGGTTTATACGCCCCGATTCCTTCTCGCCCTAACTCAAAGGCTCTTTCCTGATCTGGAGTAAAACCTGCAACTTGATACTCTGGCATTTCGCCCGTAAACAACTCTTGGGCGCGAGGCAGCAAACCCTGGATATAATCAGGGTTAAGATACTTTCCGTCTACCGTTTCAATTTCAGCTTGTTGCTCTGGAGTTAATGCGTCGTAATCTTCTTGAGAAAGATACCTGTCTCCAGCACCGTAAAGATACGGTTTTGCTTCTTCCGGTATATCCTTGACAACCTGCTGTGTGCCGCCGCCTGAACTTCTGCCCATACCACTAAGCCTTTCGCATCTTTAAGTACAGTTCCGCTGCCGCCTTGGCACGGTCACCGTTCTTTGCGTTACCAATAATTTCTGACGCGCGTTCGTAGTCTCCATTTGGATCCATCGCCGCTAAGTCTTTGTGAGATAGTACCACTTCCTGTGTAGAAAGTGCAGCCTCTCCCACAGGTTGTCCATCTTGATAAATAGTTGCAGGGATCGAGTCGCTTGTCGGAGTTCCTGGACCCACGATACGACCGCCCTCGGCACGATTAAGAACGCGACTTGCAGGAACGTACCTGCCCCCTGGACCATAGTATCCACCACCCATCCAAGGCTCTCGCTTTGGAGCATCTTTTTGTGGCATAAACATACTTGCAAGGATTAGATTACCAGGGGATAGCAAACCTTCTTTGCCTGTAAGGCTGGCGATACCTGCACCAAGACCTTTGTCTTGAATAATTTCTCCAAGGCTTTGTCGAGCAACTTCTTCTGAAAGTGCGCCTTTTACGCCCTCTTTGGCTGCTGCTCCGCCTAGACCTCCACCTACGTTTAACGCTCCACCAACGCCGCCTAGAGCGGCAGATTTGAGTGCGCCTTTTAGATCGTCCCCTGTCAGAAGAGAACCAATACCTGATACCAATGCAGGTCCAAGAATATTGCTTCCTAATGCCGCTTTAAGACCAGCAAGACCCGCCGCACTCGCAGGTATAGCGGAAGCAAGGGCAGAACTAATAAGTGGAGCAAGAATAGCTTGAATCATAACGTGCCTCCTCCCATAGATTGCGGCATAGTCACTGTAATCTTAGTGTGCCGTTTAGTTTCACCCGTCCAAGACTCTCCGCAGTTTGGGCAGTTACCATCAGGATACGAAGCAACTTCCTCTGGTGTGTCCACTAGGTTATCACAGTTGTGGCACTGTAACTTGTCTTCAGAGGTAGCGGGTTTCCAGCGGCCACCATCTGGCATTGTGATTACTGTTTCGTCAGACATATGTCACCTATGTAGTTGTCACAGTTACGGATCCAACAGCACCAGTTCCTGCTGATCCACGAGCATGTGGCGTATTTAGTTGCGTTATCTTAACATATCCACCGTGATTAAAGATAGCCCCTGTTTCTAAACCAGAGTCGTCTGTCTGTAAATTGGTGAACACACCGAATGTGTTGCGCCCTTCCCCAGGGTTTTGCACTTGCTGCACATAAACAGAAAATGCTCTGACAACTTCAGAGATATACTGCTGATTATATTCCCGTGGCGCATTGGGAAAGTATGGTATGGCAAGGTTTCTAGACATTAGCGTCTTCCATCGCTTCTAACATCTATTCTAGGAGAGCCAAGTCTCCAACCCGTGCCAGTCATATTACTATCCACCCTAATCGCTATTGATCTACCCCGCAACCTGACATGAGCATCTTGTGTAAACTGCTCTACAGGAACAGATGCTGTTTTTTCAACAGATTTAGCATTGCTTTGAAGATAAGCTCCACCAGGGAAATTCCGCGCTTTGAGAGTAAAGTTTGCAGTTGGTGTGGTTGCAGTAGAAGACCTAAAGGTTAGATCAGGTATCAACCTTCTAACAAAACTAAACTGATCCCCCTCACCTAAATCTAATTGACTAGACTCAATGTAGGCAGATATGGCGGTAACAGGGCTAGTACTTCCATCATCAAACCCTGTTTCATGGTTGTAAAGGTAGCCATCTCTGCCAGCAGCTATTGGATTTTCTTCAACACCCCGATCAATCCATGCCGTTCTGGTTAGTGTTCCATAGTACCAGATGTTTTGCAGGTAGTTGTATACAACATATCTATCGTTATTGTCTGAGCCAGAAGATGGATAGAACCACCAAATCTCTGAGAAAGACGAGTTCACCGCAGCAAAGCATTTTTCTGCTTGTTGAGCATTGAAGTCTGAAAACACATAATCACGAACAGAACAAGGCAGCGTCTGAACCCCACCATTATAGACGTAAAACTCATTTTTCCCCATCCAGTACACAGTGTCTTCAACCGCAGCCACCGCAATAGGACTTCTGATTGTGATGTTTTCTGAGATCATGTTGATCCCAAATGTGAAGGGTGGGCCAATGTATTGCATCGCGTGGAGAGATACATCTGTAAAAACTAGAATCTGCTGTCTGGTTTCGATGGCTGTAACGATCTTTGACCCAGAACCCAGACGTAAATCACCTGCTGTATTTGTAGTTGTTGGTGTCCAATCAGCGGCATTCTCTTGATCTGAAAAACGGATCAACAACGGGTCTTGCACACCGACATCGTTCAATGGATCGCATCCAAAAGCAATTACATGGCGATCAACATCTGACACCAAGGTTTTTGTCGCTATGGTAGGCGTACCCGATGCCCCAGCTAAGTCACCCAAAGCAACTGCACGAGTTGCCAGCCCATTGGATTTATCCCAATAATAAACACCGCCATTGTGGACATTTAAAACTAAATCCTCACCAAAGTTATCATGCTCCCAAAGACGTAAAGTGTCTTTAATTGGGTCAATAACAGCAGGATCGCCCCAGCCTTGACGACTCCAAGCACCTGCACCCCAGCCAGTCCCAAAAACAGATGTATCTAGGCCAACATTAATCTGATAAGCACCAACAACTGAAGAGCCACCATTTCCAGTATCTGAACTATTTGCCGTCACAGGAGTGGGAGAAAGCTGACCGTCAACAGTGATATCTGGTATGCTTGTGTCGGCAGTTCTTGCTGTCACCTTGTAACTGTCCGAATCAACTACTTCTATGATGTTATACTCTTGGTTAAGAACATCTGCTGTTATATTGCCGCCAAGGCTAACTGCGCCACTGAATGTAACGAAATCTCCTAAAACAGCCCCATGTGCTGTATCAGATACAGTAATTGTTGATGACCCATTTGTTGCAGAAAAGGTTACATCTCCTGCGGAAGTTGTCGCACGAATAGGCGTTATGTCATAATACCCCTGACCCTCTTCAATATAATATTTAAGATGTGTGCCGACACCAATGTAATTGGAAAGGTCTAACGCTCTCCAAGGGTGCAACGCACGGCAACTACCAAGGAAAGATTTAACTGAAACTTTTGTCCAGCCACCTATCTTTTCTGGGAACCCTGCACGGAAACGAACTTTATCGCAATCAAACCAGCCACCTTCGTTCGAATAAGATGTCGTTTCTTTGTTAATACCGGGTTGGAACTGTAACTTTGTTAGTGGCATCCTGTACAGTCTCCTCAGTTTATATCTCGTTTTTCTGCTATGGTAACAGGGTTATAGATATTACTTGGTGCGCGATACGTTTGCACGTCAGCTTGTGAAAGACTTACGTCAAACTCCACTTTAGTAACGTCTGCTTTTGTCCAACCTATCGTCGGAGTAAAGTCACTCCAAGTAGTGCTTGTGGTAGACTGCCCAGAAGTTGTTGCAGCTATAAGGCTTTTATCTGCGTACAAAATGTCAAACTCAACTAATGTGTAGCTATACGGCTCACTACCGCCATAACTAATTAAGTTTGGAAATGTGTGAGTTCCCGTCTTGCTTCCATCAGTAGGCAACTTAAAGGTAGTAACACTTTGAGAAGTTGGCCCTTCAAAATAGAAATACATCTTGTTGTCATCAACGTCACCAATAACGCCAGTTTGAAACCCAGTGCCAACAGGTGGAAATGGAACAGATATTTCTCTACCCCAGTCTAAAGTTCCTGAAGTGCTAACTTTTGCGATTACATGGCTACCACTTGAGGTATGAAAACTACAGTAAAGATAACCGTCATATAAAACTGCGGATGCGTTATTTCCATTAAAAGATGTGAAGTCAGAATTATATATAGTACGTTCCCATGAAACCGCCCCAGTAGAGCAGCTTACTGCAATCAACACCCCACTTGCATTTAAGATGTATATATTGGTTCCATCTGTTACCTGAAGCCCAGCCATATTTAGACCATTGTCTAACTCCCTTACCCATTGCTGAACACCACTAGAATTGTACTTCAGCAGTATATAATCAGTACTAGGTGGAGAAGTGAGATTACGCCTAAGAACAAAATACGAATTGCCACTGCTATCAACTAAGAGCTTGCTTATATTGTCAGCGTAGCCATTACCTGAATATATGTACTCACTTGGCTGCAATCCTTTAGTCCACTGAACAACTCCTGAAGAGTTATACTTCACTAAAAAGGGATACTCATACGATCCCGCGCGTCTTATTCGACCAAACCCATAAAAGTTATCACTGCCATCAAATGCACCGCTTGTCATTTGAGTAAATGGACTATCAGAGAAACTATAGTCTGCGCGTCCATAGTTATATACTGTTGATGCACCAGTAGTTGAGTTGAAAGATAAAATCGTAAATCCCTCAGTGGTAGTTCCTGGCACTGGGCTATCATACGTCAACGAGTAAAGACCGTAGATATTGTCACTACTGTTTTTCATTAGATATGCTTGTGGACTATAAGTGCCGCCTCCAGACACTGTAAAGCCATTGCTTCCAGCTATACCTGTGATTGTGCCGTATGGACTCAAGCAGCCAACACCCAACCCAGGTGCGCCTGTCCCAGCAAAAATGCATCTGCTATTACCGTCTACCTTCAAGCCGCCTACAGCATTGTCAAAGAAATCAACTGTGTTGTTGTGATAAGAGGCATTCGCCATCCAATCACCAGCTTCTGTATCTGAAGATAAAGCAACAGTTGCAAGCCAACTCATTGGAAATCAGCTCCACACAAGAATCCATACCAAGTTGTCCCACCATCGTGGGTGATAAAACCGTACATATAAGTCTCACCGCTCAACGGATAGTCAGGAACAGTGCCGCCACCTTGCCAAACAACAGAGGCAGGCCACGTTAATGTATAAGAACCACCACCTACAACTTTAACAACAAAGGCGTAAGCCGTGCCTGTGGCAGGTGGATTACTAAACGTAAAGGTCGTATTGCCCGACGTTGTAAGTGTAAAAAAGTTACCCGCTTCACAGTCTACAGATGGAGTTGTTCCAGAGAGAGCGTCTACTGTCTCATTGTAACTCTTTGCCTTCAACTCTTCAGAAACATACACATCCCCTGAAGCATCGGCTGTTACAACTTTAGATGCTTGAGAAGTGCCAAGGGTTGTAATGTCGTTATAGTTTAGCTCTGCGATGGATGCTGTTATTCCAAGTGTCGCCACTACCGCTGCGCCATCGGCATCGTCTAAGATAGTTCTAGCAAAAGACGTTAGATCAGTAACCGCATATGTGTCTGACGCAGTTGCATAGATCATCTTATCTGCGGCAGTTGTTAAGCCTGAAATAGATTGCAATCCAGCGTCATACGCTTGAACATCTGTTCCGATAGCCACACCAAGGTTGGTTCGCGCTGTAGATGCATTTGTCACATCAGATAGATTGTTTGCGGTTTGAAGAACAGGAAGCGTTGATGTTACATCCACAACAGCAGCACTAGCCCCACCACCATCCGCATAAATAAGTGCGGTATCTCCTGAAAGAACTGTTACGTTACCGCCTGAACCCTGTGTGAACGTGCAAGAATAACTCGTACCGTTATCTACAATGTAAAACTTAGCAGCGTTACTTGGATCGATAGTAATAGTACATGCTTCTGTTGCACCACTCAAAACTAATACACGATACATGCCGTCAGACAGTGTGCCGTCTGTAGTTGACAGTGTATGGGCTGCACCAGAGCTAGATAGGTCAATAGTGCCAACGCCGTTTATTGCGCGGTCTGCAATTTCCCAGTTTGTGTTTGTTGTATCGCCCCATGTACCCGACTGTTCGCCGTTGTCTATGAGTTCGATACCTGTGTTTTGTGAATATGTGCTGGGCATGACTATTCCTTACGCGGCTATTTCTGTCCAAATGGTATTCGGGCTTGGAACGATTCTACCCCAAACAACAGGAGATGTCACCTCACCAGTGCCAGCTACACCTGTTACAGATACATTTGCATTGATTACGATAGAGACCTGACCCACACCTGTAGACGCGGCTACCCCTGTTACGTTTGCGGTTATGTTTACAGCAGATGTTGCGTCACCAACTTCACCTGTTCCTGCGACCCCTGTGACTGATACGTTCGCGTCACTATTGACAACAACGCTTCCAACTTCGCCAGTGCCTTCTATTCCAGTTGCAGGGGCAACACCTGAACCTGTGGCTGTTGCACTGCCTACATTACCTGTACCTTCAACACCCGTTGGAGAAACAACCGCACCCGCTCCTACTGTCGCATCACCAACCTCACCAGTGGCTTCGACCCCTGTGACCTGTGCAAAGGCAACAATCTTAGCTTCTGCTATACCAACTTCGCCTGTGGCTTCGATCCCAGTGACAGAAACATTCGCATCCCCAACAATCGTTGGAGAACCTGTCATAACCTCACCAGTGCCTTCTATACCTGTTTGTGGAGTATTAGCTCCGCCAGTAGCTACAGATGTTCCTACATTACCTGTGCCTTCAAGACCTGTAACATTAACTGTGATGACGTTTTTAGCGGTGGCTGTGCCAACTTCGCCTGTTCCCTCTACCCCTGTGACACTAACAGATAGGTCAACGACACCGTCATCGCTAAAACTTGACTGTGAAAATGGAGTAAAGCCGAACATCGTATGCTCCTGTTATGGTGAGGTGGGCCAAGTTATTGAATTGGGGAACCCTTCTTGGCTGGAGATATCTCTCAGACTTTGTCGATACGTGGCCCATGCCGCCTTGTCCGCGTCGGATAATGGGCTATCAGGAACCTGTGTCCAATCACTCTTTTCTAAGAGTTCATTACGACGAGTACGCATCCTGTCTCCCATAAAAGCATCATAGTCTGAAATCTCATCCGCTGTTTTATCTGTTACCGTCCAACCACGAAACCATTGACCATCCTCTAAATGAGGTTGGCTATTTTGAGCAATAAACTGCGTTCTCTCATCAATCGTTGGCATTGGCACAGGATTTACCGTGTACAACCCAAAACTCTCTAAAAGATCAGATGAGGGGTTTTTAGGAAATGAGGTGGTAGGGTTATCCTCACGCAGACTTTCAAGTGTGTAAGGAAACTGATCTATCTCACCGTCTGTAACTTTTACATACATTTTAGTCTCCGTTAACTAAGTGTATTTGTGGCAGGGTTGGTAGTAGGGCCGCTGTTGTTTGTTAGAGGGGTAAGGCTGCGAGGAGTTTGAGTTCCTGAAACATAGATAGCTCCTAAAGAAGACAAATTACTCCACTTATTATTAGAGCCTTCTGTAACCCAATTGTCATTGCCCAAGGTTAAACTATAAGAACCAAAACCACTCCAGCTCCCTGTTAGAGAACCATCTGAAGGAAACTTTATTAATGCGCCCCTGCTAGAACTTGTAGCGTACAAGCTCCCTGATTGATCAATGTGTATACGCTGTGCAAATATATCTGTGTTTTGACTCCACGTAATAGGCTGAACCCATTGCAAAGTACCTGAAGAGTTGAGCTTCATAACGCAATTTCGCCAATAATTTTTTTCAGCAGTAAAGTTTACATATACGTTCTCATCTGCATCTACAGTTAGACCATTATAATAGTACAAAACACGAGATACATAAGTTGTATTTTCTGTAAACTTCTTCTCCCATTGCTTTGTGCCAGACGAGTTATACTTAACAACAAGGAAATCTACTTCACTATTGGCGAAGTCTATTAAGTAAATATTGCCCGTGTTTTTGTCGATGTAAGAAGAACTAGAACTAGAACCATAACTACTAAGGTTGAGAGTATTACCCTGTTGGGTTCCAGAATCATTATGTGTAACAATACCCCTCTCACCGTACAAAACAACTATTGCGATTAAGTTGCCATTGTACGTTCCACAGGCCAAAGTATCTGGACTACTATTATCTGAGTCTGGCCCTATTTCAGTTGCGACTTCTAATGTGTAGCTACTTGATCCTATGGAATAAATAAGGCTTAGGTTTTTTCGTGTAGTTGGAGAAGGGTACGCGTTACCACACATATACAAAGTGTCGTTATCTATCTCCATTAATTGCGCAGCTAAATAGGATTGATAAAACTGAAACCCACTATAACCACCTGATTGGTCAGTATCCGTCCAGCGCGTTGAAAAGTTCGTAGCTCCAGTAGATGGGTTTAAGCAGTGCAATTCGCCACTTTGAGGTGGCCCACTTTGATTCCAAAATAAAACATGTGGTCTGTCAGAGCTATCACAGCGAACAGCCGTAGGAGTCCAACCAGCCCCTGACGCTCCCCAGCTAAAGTACCGTTTCCACTGGATGCTCCCATTTTCATCTTGTTTCAGAACGATGATATTATAACTCGTACTACCACCCACACCCCAAAGAGAATAGACTTGGTTTCTGCTATCTGTTGTTACATCTATACAAAACTCTGCATCAGTCCAAGGAGATGTTCCATTATTATTGAATACAGCAAAGTAATCTCCAACAGGTGCTTCTGTATTTGCACCTGCCGCTGCCATGCCTAACTTTTTTACCATTAAACTCATGCCATTGCATCTCCAGCTTGGAAGCCGTACCACGTAGTACCGCCGTCCCTCGTCCAGAACACAAGTATATCAGTTTCACCACTAGCAGGTGCATCAGGAGCAGTGCCGCCAGCCCAATCTACTGAACTAGGCCATGTGACCGTTGAGCCGTTGCCCGTTAGCTGTAGGACAAAGCCTGTAGAGTAACCACTTGCTGGGCTGGTAAATGAGAATGTAGTGTTGCCTGACATTGATAGGCTAAATGCGCCACCACTGTTTACATTACATGTTGGGCTTGTTCCTGATAGAGCATCGTAATCTTCACGCACAGACCCATCATTAAGAAACAAACCATTGGCATTGTAAGACATTTCTACGTTGCCAGCGCGAAGGTTTACTTGATTGGTCTCAAACCCAACATAAGTGTCGGTGTCACCATCATGCACCAAAGCATTTGCATATGCAGAGCCAGAGAGGTAGAGGTCTCTGAAGCGGTATGATGAAGTGCCTAAATCTGATGTAGCATCTGCTAATCCACCATTATCTCGTGGAACAAGGCCATCCCCACCAAACTGAATGCCGCTAAACCCAGAGCCACCATCTATATAAGCAGTTGAGCCGCTAACACTCCCAATACTACCCACCGTGGTGCCGTCTTTGTTGAACAATGCAATGGCACCGTCAGAGTTAAGGCGATTGAGAACCATGCAGTCATTACCATCTCTGGCTACTGCAATGTTACCAAAGTTCTGAAGGTTAATTCCTGTGCCAGAGCCGCTGTTATTGTAGACACTATCATCAGTAGTCCCCACCAGCACGTTACCGCTGCTGTTGATGCGCATGCGTTCTGTGTCGTTAGTGGCAAACCGAATATTTGTGTTGTCCACATTATAAATATACGCATCCCCACCAAAGGCATGTGCGTCACTTGTTTTACCTACCGTAAACAAACCGCCATCAGTCGTATACTTTGTGCGTACCTGTGCCGAAGAACCTGTATTTGTGTTTGTTAACTCTATATTTGTTTCAGCATTTTGTGACTGGTCTACGTCTAATGCACTACTAGGCGAACTCGTCCCAATGCCAACCTGACCGCTGCTGTCGATGCGCATGCGTTCTGTGGCATTAGTCGAAATAATTAAGGGTTGGTTTTCTCTTTGAGAGATATAAGCTGCACTATCATCTACAGCTATATAAAATCCATCGCCAGCCGCTTGACCGCTGGTTGTAGTCGTCAGTTTAATTTGCGCTCTCTCAGCCCCTACAGCATCGCCATGAATGGCTAAAAGCTGTGCATTTGCATCCAAAGGAACGGCAGAGGAAGTGTTAATCCCAACATTACCGCCGCTGTCAATGCGCATTTTTTCAACGTCATTTATCCCAAAATGCACAGTGCTACCTGACATTGCTATAGGCTTGTACGCACTACCTGTACGATAATATCCACGAAGAGTTGGGCCAGAAGCAAAACCTGATGTAGTGTCTATTTCTAAACCAAGAGATGTTGATGCGTTTTGCACACTTGCTTGAGTGGCTGGCGAAGTCGTCCCAATGCCAACACGATTGTTTGTGCTGTCAACATACAGTGTGTTTGTGTCTACAGTTAAATCGCCTGCAAAAGTGACGTTATCACTTGCATCCAGATACACTGCCTTTTCGGCAGGCTGTGTGATAAACACATCTGCTGCACCAGCCGTTAGGTTAATAGCTGATCCAGCGTTTGAGCTTTCTAGGATTGTTGTTCTGGCTAGTGTTGTACCCGATGCTGTAAACGTACCAAGTCCAACTTCCCACTCGTTAGTGCTGGTTTCAAAGATAGCATAATATGTCGTATCCCCGTCAGACAGCGCAGACGTAAAGGATTGGAACCCTGAAACGGCACCAGCCAAAGTCAGAGTTCCTTGTCCTGTCGTCGCGGTGGTTTCTTTTACACGATCTTTTACAACAAGAGCCATCGCAACAATCTCCTAATTATCTACAGTTAAGCGATACGGATGATCGCATTTGAAGCGTCCGCTGTTGGAAACGCAATCTGGAAGTCTCCAGCCGTAGAAGTTTTATCTGAACCAAAGTCTAGAACCACAACAGTGTTTGTTGTGCCTGTCCCAGCACCTTCGGTTGTGTTATAGATCAACGCACCACGCGCAGTGATTGTTGCTGACGTAAAGGTAAGGTCATCAAAATCAGTAAACGCAGTTGTGCCAGACGAAGCCGGATCAACACGAGTTAAAGTACCGCCACCAGCAGAATACGAACCTGAAGCAGAAACTTCGTTAGTTGTTGTGTAATCTGTTGTAGCCGCTGTAAATGATGCATTGTTGTCGTACAATGCTAGTTTAAAGGTGTCGCCACCTGAGTTAAGAAAGTTATGCCCACCTTCAAGAAGCTCTTTCTTGAAAGAAGTACACATGAAGTTTCCAGTAAAGGCCATGTTATAGTCTCCTTATGAGTTCAGCCAGTTCGGGATGTCCCGCATCATTAAGTGCATTATACACAGTTGTGCGGTCACTGCGAATAGCTTGTCGCATATAATATGCAATCAGCTTTTCAATGTGCTTTGAAAAAGCACGGGCTTGGTCTCTAACCCCCGGATGGGCATTATCGGAGACCGATATGATCTTTTGGACACATTGTTCCGAAAGTTCATCTGGGGTAAACCCACGACCCTCAGTGGTTCTGATGTCCACTAAGTTCTCATGTTGAGGTACGTCTAGGTTTATTTTAAACATTACTGTTTCTGCCTTATAACTTTACCAGTTCGGTATTCATCAGTTGTTTCTTTTGCTTCGCCAAGCATCTTAATACCCATCAGAGCTTCTTGAAAACGCTGGTTATACATTGCCATTACGTCCTGTTCGCCCTTCATATAGATATACGCTTCTATTAATGAAGCATACAGCATTGCCATCTCTGCGTTAATACTCAACCAAGTTGTCCCACTATCAGACAACGCTGTGAGGCTTTGCGGTCGATAAAAATAATGTAGCTCTGCGGTATATGCTGTGTCTGGGCTTGGAGCCAAGATAAAAGTGTCTACATCAAATTGCGCGTAGTAACGAGGTGATCCGGTTGTAGTAGCGTCAGGCGTATACTCCTGCAAAAAACTAACATCTTTAAACTCAATAAAAAACTTATCGCCGTCAGTTCCCGCTAAACTTAGTGAAAAGGGGGCTAGAAAGTCTGAAGGACATGCCAAGTATTTATTGGATGCCGTCACAGTTGCTAATGCGTTCTTGCGAAACAAACTAAGCTGTACGTTTTTCAAGATCCGTTCTTCTGCGGTTCTAATGAATATAGGAAGATTAGTTACGAAAGACGTTTCATCATTCTCCGTATAATCCTGCAACGCTTGTTTTAATTCACCGTATGTAAAACTCATGTCGTACTCACTGTAACTGTTCCAACCGAACCTGTCATCTTCAAACGATTAGTCACAAAAGGGTTGTCCGTTGGTCCTCCAACAGGATTCCAACTCCACTGAATGCTTCGCTCTTCCGTTAAGTTAGGTTCCGGCCTGGGGTTTCTCAGTGCTTGAGGGTCCGGTCCCACCTTGGGGGGAAACAACTGTGGGTGCTTTGGTTCATATTCATCGGGGCCAACGAGCGCACCTGTCCACTCAAGTCGCATATCGCGCAAACGATAGCGGCGACCTGACCGATCAGATATTCCCCAGGCATGTTTTCCCGATGCGTATGCCATTAGACCCTCAAGTACTGAATGCTAGGCTGTAACTTTAGTGGAGTACGGCCTTCATCTTCATCTGCTGCGCGTTGGAACTCTTCCTCATACACAACTTTTAAAAGTTGCGCTCTTTCCGGCGCACGTTTCATGGACAGATAGTACGCTAACCCCGCCACCATACAAGGATAGAAACGAAAAGGCATATCAGTAGTATTAACCAAAGCATCTGCGTCCTCGATTCTGCGAACGTAATAGTAAACGATCTGATCGGTCGAGTTCTCTGGAACAGACCACAAGTTAATCACCGGATCTATCTGCCGATCAAAGTAAAACTGGCTTGGTCTGCCCTGCGTAGTTTTATTTGGCAGAGTTAAATACTCGCCACGGCTAATCCGCTCTATCTCATAGTCCGTGTTATCTCTACGAAGAACCATTTCTAGAACATCGACAACATCAGAAGTAAGCGTTTCTTGTGCTTGACCTTGTGTCAGGGTAATCGTGCCTTGATTAACCGTCCATAGGTTTAGACCACGGTTAGCCCAGTCAGCAAACATAATGTTTAAAGACCGACGCGCTGTTCGTGCATCATAGCCAGTGCGAACTTCGAGGCCACAGCGTTCATACGCCTCCTCGATGATCTCACCGACATCCATGTTGAAATCGCGGGAACCTGATGTTGTCATTGTATCAACTCATATGTGGGTTTTGATTGGTCTTTTTCTCAACACAACCGCCATATTTGTAGCGCGTAATCTTCCCGCCATTCATGTAACCACGAACTGCACCGCCGCCCATCATCTTTACGCGTCCGCCGTATTTCATTTTACCAACGCCGTCCGCAGCATAGAACGGAACCATCTCGCCGTTCTTTTCAACCATTTTTAATTTCTTAGGCATAGTAATCTCCTTTGTGTCACCATACTACGTTTTCAAACAGATGTCATTAAAACACCCGAACTGCTGTTGACGGAACGCGTCCGCCAT